AGTACAGGCGGGTTTCGGTAGCGTCTGGACGTGGACGGCGATTGATTCCGATTCAAAGTTGATTATTTCTTACATGGTTGGGGATCGTGGCGCAAGTACAGCGCAAGCTTTCATGCAGGATGTTGCTTCGCGCATCGGCAATCGAATCCAGCTAACGACGGATGGGCACCGTGTCTATGCTGAGGCCGTCGAGAATGCCTTCGGTTCTGAGATTGATTATGCGATGCTGGTGAAAATCTACGGTGCATCAAATGATAATCCCGAATCACGCTACAGTCCTGCAACGTGTATTGGTTGCCGCACTGGAGTGTTGAGCGGCACGCCTGACCCGAAGTACATCTCGACTAGCTTCGTTGAGCGGCAGAACCTTTCGATGCGGATGGGGATGCGGCGTTTTACGCGGCTCACGAACGGGCACAGCAAGAAAGTTGAGAATCACGGGCATCAGGTCGCGCTGTACTTCATGCACTACAATTTCTGCCGCGTGCATTCATCGTTGCGCGTGACTCCCGCGATGGAAGCGGGGCTAACTGACCATGTTTGGAGTCTCGCTGAATTGTGCGCTCTGCTGCCTCAGCGCAAACCGAATGCGAAAGCAGATAAGGAACTCGTACTCAAGGCGCTGGCACGCGCCAACTAAGGGGCTTTATGGCGAAAGCGAATCATGTAGAAATTCCGTATCTCGACCCGAGCGTGCAGCATGTGGGAATAAGTCGCCTACGGGCGCTGAATGTGACGCAGCTTCGGGAACTCGACAAAACGCTGGTGATTCAGGACAACGACAAACCGCTGGCAGTGCTTCTAAAATACGAGCACTTTCTAGCGATGCAAGAACGGATGGGGGAAGATGAGTAGCTACTTGCCTTCGGTAGCTTCTCGCACGATGCGGAGGGCGTTTTGGCTCTCGTCTAGATGGTGCAGTTGTGACCACGGCACGTCATGGGTCAAGACGATTGGAGCGGCCACGCCCTGCACATCAGCGGTCTTCTTGGAAGCATTGGCGGACACAACCACGAATCGAACGAATCCTTTGCCGTCCATGAAAACGATGTCGCCAGATTTGGGAACGTACTTCGCCATGCCTCAAGTGTCCCACAAGGTCAGGCGCGTCCGCTACCCCTGTGCAAATCAAACGGCACCAGTACCAGAATACCCCGTAACCCAGAATGTGTTTTCCCCCAGTCCAAAGCCAGCAACCTTTGGTTACGTTGACTTTGGCCATGAAACGAGTGAGAGATTTACTGTCCATGATTGAGCATGGTATCACATTAGGATGTAAGGTCTAAATGTTTTTATTCATTCACGAAAAGGAGTTCAACCGATTTATGGCAGCCATTGACGATCTCACCGCAGCGGTCACTCAGCTTTCAACTGACGTTCAGGCTTTGATTGCGAAGCCAGCCGGAACCACCGATGCCCAGATTCAGGCGGTAACGACTTCGGTCAATGCCCTTGATGCACAGGTGAAGACTGCCCTAGGTGGTTAATGCAGGTTACGCTTAACTGGGCGAGTGTCCCGAATGCCTTGTTCTACAAGGTGTATCGGGGCACTTCGTCTGGTGGGCCTTATCTGATCATCGGCCAGTCCAACCCAAATCCCGGCATGACTTCGGCATCGGCAAACATCGTGACGACGTACACGGATGGGCCGGGGAATCTGGTGAATGGGGTGGACTACTTTTACGTTGTCTCTGCCGTAACGGTTGATGGAGAGAGTTCTTACGGCTCTGAGTTCCATGCGGTATGGCCGGGAGCGCCTACATCACCTTTGTCCTTGACGGGCATTGTTGTTTGATGTATAGCTAGTTTCAAGCAGGCATTCCCTGCGAATGTCCCACCTGAGTTCCAGCGTGGCAACTGAATAGCGGATCGCCCGATTCGTGAGTTCCACGCTGATCGAGCACACCCAATCATTACGGAGGCGTGTGTGTTTACAGCCCTATTAGTAGTTCTCGCTATCGGCCTAGCCCTGCATACCATTGAGTTCATTGCTCAACAGGGCAGTTTCCTTTCAGTTCTTGAGTTGCTGACTTCCGAGCGCGGCGACTATGCGCCAGCCGGGATGACAACTCAAAGCCCCGGCTTTACCCACCTTGCCACGGTTTACTATGAGCGGCGTTCTCTAGAACGCTTGGAGGCGATGTTCCGCTTCTATCAGGTCTGCGAACCTCACGACATCCCATTAGGGGCAGGCCGTACGATTCAGATGAACCGTTATGTGCTGCCGGGATTCAACACCGTGCCAGCGGCAGAAGGTGTAATCGGTGCTCCGGTTCCACAGCAGACCACCACGGTTTCGGCAACGGTTGAGCAGTATTCAGATTTCATGTCGGCCTCTGCGTTGCTAACTGAAACTGACATTAATCCGACCAATGACCGCATGGCGGATGACCTTTCCTACCGGGCTTCTGGGACGGTCGATACCATAATCCGCACCGAGATTGATTCCAATTCTTCGGCCAAGGTCGTTACCCTTGGGGCCTATCTCTCGGCGGCAGACTTTAAGTCCAATGTCGCGTTGCTTTTGGGCATTAATGTACGCCCAAGGTTCGACAACTACTTCTTCTCTGTCATTCACCCCTACGTCGTCTATGACCTGATTTCCGACAACACTGCCGGAGGCTTCATTGACGCCTTGAAATACATGGCAGGCCGTCAGGTGCTTCAGGGGGAGGTCGGGGAAATTGGCATGTGCCGCCTGCTGACATCGACCAATGTCGGCACTTCAGGAACCGCTCCGAACGTTCTGTACTCGACCTACATCATGGGTTCGGGTGGAATCGGAATCATCAACCTGACTGGCAAAGGCCCAGATCAGGTGGTTGATCCCCGGAAGCAGAGATTCACTTTGAATATGGTCAAGGGCGGGCCATCCCCTGCTGATCCGGTTGGCGAGATTGCCAGCTATGTCAGTTATCGGTTTGTGTTCGCGGCGAAAACGCTCGACACCACGAATTTAAGATTCAAAATTATCACAGCAGATGCGTCACTTGTTTAAATCTGTAATGTGATATATGGCGAGAAAGAAAAATAACGGAAACGGGGAAACATCAGGGTTCGGAGAATCCGACACTGCTGTTTCTCCTCCCGGCCCAGTGTATCCCGATCCGGGGCCAAGGGATTTGAAAGACCCGGACTGGGTAAGGCGGTACATGTTATTTACGACATCACTACCGCAGCAGAAGTTTTACTAATACGGTTGGTTCCCCGAAGGAACCCAGCTTCGGCTGCCAAGTCCCGAAAGGGCGAAGGAGAACCGCATGGCGTCAGGCAGATCAGTATATGTAGCCAAGAAAGCGGCTGCGCTCACCAACCCCATCACCAATGATTCTATTTTCCTGCAAACGGACAGTTCCTCTCTGTCGGCCTTCGTTTCAGCCTATCAGGAAGGGATGGTTTCCGGGCAGTCAGGACTGGATGGTAAAGCCTTCTATGTACGAGCCACTGGGAAAGTTACCACGGGCACGTCCTCAACCCTGATTGTGACTCTGTACTATTCACCCACGGCAAGGACTTCGATCACTTTTAACGGTACGGGTGTATCTACAACTGGAGCGACCTTGACTTCAGGTGCGATTGCCACGGCATCGGGCAATTGGATGATTGAGGCGACGTTCTTGTGGGATTTTAAGTCCCAGCAGTTGAATGGGTATTTCGACACCCTAAGCAGCCCAACGCCAACTTTGGCGGCACCTGCGGTAACTACGCAGTTGACGACCATTGACCTGTCGGTTCCGGGGCCGGGGTTCATTGTGGGAGCGCACTTTGGTTCGACAAACGCCTCCAATGTGGTAACACTGTCTGAGTTCATTCTGGAGGTCATGTAACATGCCCCCAAGCCTAAACAAGCCGTTTTTCACTAAACTTCTTACTGTAGCCTCAACCTCAACCACGGCTACTTCGCCTATCTTTACCATCCCAATGGCAGACAATTACACGTTCTTTATGAATGTGACCACTGCCACGGCGGGAACCTGCGATGTCGTGTTCCAGACCTCGGTGGATGGGGGAACCACATTCGTCAATATCCCGTGGCGCTTTGCCCAGATCGCCACCACGACTGGCTGTTTTGTGCTGAATTGCGGTAGTGGTGTTGGTGGGTCTAGCTATGATGTGACGGCAGCGACCGGAACGGCTACTCTCATCGCGGACACGGGCGGAGCGCTGAACCTTCAAGCCGTGGTCGATCCGCTGAATATGAAGGTCAAGTACACGATTGCCACCGGGCCGGATGCTTTCACGCTCTATGTGGGATGCTGGCCGCGTGCGGGTGGCACTGGCAGCGAATAGTTGTGGTATAAAGGCCTAACGTGGCACCACAACTCGAACACTACGCAAACGACAGGGGGAAGGTCACTGCTGGCCTTCCCTCCTTGTCACCTGAAAAACGCCGGGCCATCACCGAAACCCAACTTCGCTATCTCTACCAGAAAGCTCTACAGCGGGATGCGGCAGAGAAAGAAGCAGCGGCGCTAGCCGATGATGGCACAATCGAAACAACCGACTGGGAGCAAGTGGTGGGCATTCCACTGTACGGTCACCAGATCATCAAGCGACTAAAGAAACTCAATTCTAATCTCTGGTTTGAAGTGTCCCACGCTGCCCCTGATCAGATGGGCATTTACCTTCTGAAGAATGATTTCAAAGGTGGGCAGGTAAAAGAGTTCCTGTGCGGGATGCAAACTGACCTCAGCCCTGAATTCTCTTTGCGAATCAAGAACGAGGACGGCACAGCCAAGGGCATAATCTCCGGCTGGCGAAGGCT